CGAGATTGCGCACGCGGGGCACAAGGTGCTGGACTGGTGCATGAGCAACGCAGTCATTGAGCAGGACGGCGCGGAGAACCGCAAGCTGTCCAAGGAAAAAGCGACGGGGCGCATTGACTTGGCCGTGGCTGCTGTGATGGCGGCGGGGCTGGTCAACACAACTATCTCGGTAGAGAAGTCCTTTTGGGAGACCGCATGAAATTCTGGCCTTTCAGCCGAAAGTCGAACGAGGACGGCTCGGTTCGTCACTCGCTCGACCTATTCCGGCTGCTGGCTGGGTGGATGGGCACAAAAAGCGGCGCAAGCGTGTCGCACAAGTCCGCGCTGGAGGTTCCGGCCGTGCTGTCCTGCGTGCGGGTGATTTCCGAGGGCGTTGCGCAGGTGCCGTTCAAAGTCTATCGCCAGGTGGGTGACAAGGTTATGCCTGCCACGGAACACCCGCTGTTTCGGGTTTTGCATCGCAAGCCAAACGGTTGGATGACCAGCTTTGAGCTGCGAGAAACCATGGCAATCCATTGCGCGATGACAGGCGACGCTTACGCCTTCATCAACCGCATGCGCGGCGAGGTGCGCGAGTTGATCCCGCTGCCGCCCGGCACCGTCGCGGTCAAGCAGAAGGACAACTACCGCCTCGAATACCAGATCACGGCGCCCAGCGGCAAGACCATGACGGTGCCGCAGGAGGCCGTGTGGCACTGGCGCGGCCCCAGCTGGGACGCCGTTGGCGGCATGGATGTGGTCAAGCTGGCGCGCGAAGCCATCGGCCTTGCCATGTCTGCCGAAGAATCACAGGCCCGCATTCAAAAGACCGGCGCGGCAATCTCCGGCACCTACTCGGTGGAAGGCACGCTGAACGCGGAACAGTACAAGGCCATGCGCGCCTGGCTGGACAAGGAGTTCGACGGCGCAGCGAACCTGGGCAAAACAAAGCTGCTGGACAGGAATGCCAAGTTCCACCCGCAGAGCATGACCGGCATCGATCTGGAGACGCGCAAGCACCAGATCGAGGAAATCTGCCGCGCGTTTCGCGTCATGCCCATCATGGCCGGATACAGCGACAAGGCGGCTACCTACGCCAGCGCGGAACAGATGTTTCTGGCGCACGTTGTGCACACGCTCAGCCCCTGGTACGAGCGCATCGAACAGTCCGCAGAGTGCCACCTGCTCACCGACAAGGAAGTGGCCGAAGGCTACTTCGTCAAATTCAACGCTGCCGGGCTCATGCGCGGCTCGCACAAGGACCGCAGCGAGTATTTCGCCAAGGCGCTTGGTTCAGGCGGGTCTCCGGCCTGGATGACGGTCGATGAGATACGGGCGCTCGAAGAATTGAATCCCATGGGCGGGCATGCGGCCATTTTGAGCATGCCAACGAACCAAATTGCTGAGCCCAATGAATAGCTATTACATATATCTGCACTGCAAGCCGGACGGAACCCCGTTTTATGTTGGAAAAGGGTGTAACGGGCGAGGTCATAGCGAGCGGAGCCATGACATGAAGCGCAGCAGAAACGCGCATCACCGTGCTGTCGTTGAGAAATACGGCGCGGAGAACATCGGGATTTTTGTCTTTCATTGCGAATCAGAAGATCAAGCGCTTGCCGATGAAATTTTAACGATCCGCCAGCTTCGATCGGAGGGCTTTAAGTTAGCAAACGCCACTGATGGCGGCGAGGGATCGTGCGGGTTACGCCCGAGCGCCGAGACAAGGGCCAAAATGTCCGCAAAGCGCAAGGGCGTGAAACGTAGCCCCGAAACAATCGCAAAGATGAAAGCGGCCGGAATATGTTTTAAGCCCGGAGACAAGGGCTTTGCTGGCAAGTCCCATACGGCCGAACACCGCGCTAGCTTGGTTGGCAACAAGCTTGCGCTTGGCTATCGGCATGACGAAGTTTCGCGCCAAAAGATGCGCGATGCACATGCTCGGCGCAGACGTCGCGCCCTGGAAGAACTAAACCCCATGGGCGGCGACGCGGCGCTGCTGCCCAAGCCCACCAACGTGCCCAGCAACGCGGCGCCGAAGGAAGACCAAGATGCAGAACCTGACTTGCAACCTGCGTGAATTGAAGTTCGCCGCCGACGATGGCGCGCAGGCTATGAGTTTCACCGGCTACGGCGCGGTGTTCGGAAACGTGGACAGCTACGGCGACGTGATCGAGGCCGGTGCGTTCTCGAAATTCCTGGCCGATGTGAAGTCGGGCGAGCAGCCATGGCCCGCGATGCTGTCGCAGCACGGCGGCTGGCAGATGAGCGCCGAAGACATGACGCCCATCGGTGTCTGGACCGACTTTTCCGAAGACGGACACGGCCTAAAGGTCGAGGGGCAGCTGGCCGACACGCCGCGCGGCCGAGAAATGCACGCCCTCATGAAGATGAGCCCGCGCCCCGCGATTGATGGCATGTCGATTGGCTACATCGCGAAGGAGTGGGAGCCGCGCACAAAGCCGGAAGACCCCAAACGAAGGCTCAAGCGCATCGACCTGATCGAAGTGTCCATCGTCACCCGCCCTGCCAACGGCAAGGCGCGGGTGGAGTCCGTCAAGCACGACTGGACAGAAAGAGATTTCGAACGACTGCTCACGCGAGACGCTGGGCTGTCACGAAGTGAGGCACTGGTTGTCATCAACCAGGGCTTCAAGAGCCTGATTGCCATGCGGGACGCTGGCAGTTCAGAGCTGGCAGAACTGGCGCAGGCCCTCAAAGCCCGCGAACAGCACATCCCGCGCTGATACCAGCGTCACCCACCGCAAACCGCCCTTGAGGCGGTTTTTTACACCCAAAGAAAGGCAAACCATGTCCGACATCCTCGAAATCAAGTCTCTGATTGAAGCCCAAGGCAAAGCCTGGGAAGAGCACAAGAAAACCAACGACGAGCTGATCAAGGAAAAGGCCGAAGGCAAGGCCGTGGCCGATCTGGAAGCCAAGCTGTCCAAGGTCAGCGACGAAATGGACAAGCTGGCCGATCTGAAGGCCGACTTCGACAAGTTCATCCTCGAATCGCAGCGACCCGGTGCATCCAAGGGCGACGAAAACGCCGAAGCAGAGTGCAAGCAATGGAACGCCATGCTGCGCGCCGACTTCCAGTCCAAGGGCCGCAGCATCCCCGCCGAAGTGTCCGTGGACGCCTACGCACAGTACAAGAGCGCCTTCTATTCGCTGGTGCGTCATGGCGACATCGAGCGCCTGAGCGCCGACGAGCGCAAGGCCCTGTCTGCTGGTTCCGACCCCGATGGCGGCTACCTGCTGCCCACCCCCACCGTGGGCCGCATGGTCAAGAAGGTGTACGAACAATCCACCATGCGCCAACTGGCCAACGTGGTGACCATCAGCACCGACGCGCTGGAAGGCATCGTGGACAACGACGAGGCCGATGCAGGCTGGGTGTCCGAAATGGGCGCGCGCAACGACACCGACACCCCACAGGTCGGCAAGTACCGCATCGAGGCCCATGAGATGTACGCCCAGCCGAAGGTCACGCAGAAGCTGATCGACGACGCCGCTACCGATGTGGAAGCCTGGCTTGCCGACAAGGTGGCGGACAAGTTCGCCCGCGTCGAAGGTAACGCCTTCTGGAACGGCAACGGCGTCGGCCAACCGCGCGGCCTGGCTGCGTACCCCACCGCCGCGACCGGCGACGGCCCGCGCGCATGGGGCACCTTCGAGCACGTCATTACCGGCGCCAATGGCGACTTCCACACCACGAAGCTCGACCCGATCCAGGACTTGCAGGGCGCGTTCAAGGACCAGTACCTGCAGAACGCCCAGTTCGTGATGCGCCGCGAGGTGCGCACCAAGATGCGCAAGCTGAAGGAAGCAACCAGCGACCGCTACCTGTGGGAGCCGTCCAACCAGGCCGGGCAGCCCGACCGCTTGAACGGCCACCCTGTGCGCATCGACCAGTTCATGCCCGGCCTGAATACGGGTTCGCTGTCGCTGGCCTTCGGTGACTTCCGCGAGGCTTACACCATTGTGGATCGCATCGGTGTTCGCACTCTGCGCGACCCCTACACGGCCAAGCCTTATATCCGCTTCTACTCCACGAAGCGGACCG